CCTTTGACTTGCTCAACTTCACCGTGACCGACTCGCCCTTCGGATTCTCGACCACGAACGACGCACGACCTGCGAATACAAATGTTTTACTGACCATTACTCTCTGCTCTCTCTCTCTCTGCTCTGTGGGTGATTAGCCACGCGGTCCAAACATCTTCATCGCGGTGCCGTTATACGGGCGCTCTTCTCGCGCCAGGCTCACGACGGAGGAGGTGCACATCGTGCTCGGGCGCACCGTGCGACGGACAATCTGCCCCGTCCGGTTGTGCCCGCGCTTCGTGCTGATCTTGATCGTGTCGACGAGCAGTGCGCCCTTCGCGGTCTTCGCTCGACCGACGGTGATGCGACCCCCACGGGCCAAAAACGACGCGACCGTTTCGAAGCCCGACGCGTTCACCGCGATCGGCGCGACGTCAGGACGGACGCGCGACCCGAAATTGTAGCCCGCGATGCGATGCGAGACAGGATGATAGACGGTCCCATGACCCTTCGACGCACCCTCCAGTAGACGGAGATACTCCACCTGACGACGCGCACGAACCACAGCAGTATCAAGACGATTTAACATGCCAATAGCGTATCATGATGCCCAGGGCAAAGTCAAATTGGGGGTGTCCGTAAGTGCTTGATGGCAAAGGACTTACAGGTATTTTTAAACTACGATTGTGTTGGGGAATGGCGGGAAGAAATCCCGTAAGTCCTTTGTTATCAAGGGGTTACGGGGATATTAGGGGGTCAGTACCCCACGGGTGTAGGAAAACACAGACGGATCGAACAGACGGATCGAACGTTCAACACTGCCGAAATTGCGACACCGTGCCAGACCGCGTAGAATGCGATATGGCGCGAGTGAGACAAGAGGGAGGGAGCAGGATGGCTCGATGTGCGCGGTGGGGATGGCGGAGCAGGGAAGGGGAAAGAACAGGGGATTTTTCTATCACGCGATCTCACCCTCTCGACACAGCAGGAGTCTGATGCTCTACTCCACATTCGTCCACACGGCTCCACCCTATCACACCGGTCACACCGCTGACACTGCTGACACTGCTGACACCGCTGACACTGCTGACACCGCTGACACCGCCTCCACAGGCTTACTGCCCATCTTCGGCCCACATCTGAATCGTATTCCGTCGTAACCGCACCGGTTCAGCGTCACGATCCACGAAATCCGCATTCCAGACACGCAGATAGGTATTGGGATACGCCCCATAGTTGCCATTATCCAGTTGGATAAGATGATATTGCTTGACATCCGGAAACTCGCCATACCCGACGTTGAGTAGATTCGGATCCCCATCTCCATGACTGAACGTCGTGAGATAGCGACCCGACAGCGTTCCGGCGGTGCGCGTGCGTACCTCCACTTGTTTGTGGTGAAGAAAGGCGAGAGTCGTGCAGGTCAGCATGGCCGCTTGCGCATCCCAATATTGCAGATTCCCGAGTCGTTCGGGTTCGGTGTCGCCTAATCGAGCATACTGTTCCGTATGCGTCAGGGCCGACAGCGGGAGCTTTGCATACAAGGCACCGGAGGACAGTTGCACCATACACAGCAGCGGGCGATTGAGCAGATTATCGACCGCAAACCACCATGCGGGCACGACCGAGGCATCCGTATGCGGCACCTGTGGAAGAATATAACTGCGGCGAACGAAGCAGGATTGGTAGGGAATGTTGAGCAGCATCGTGCGACGAGTATACCATGATCCCCATCGATATCATCCCCCCCCCCCAGAGTCGAGACCGGAGGACGCCCCTCACCGAGCAGCGCACGCATGACCAGTATTGATGGTCATATGACCATGATTGATGGTCATCAGGACTGCGTCTCGGCCGCATCCACCACCTGCTCAATACCGCACTGACACGGCCACTCGGGGCAGGTTTCGTCCATCGGCAGACCGTCCCACTGGGGGCACCAGTGGGCATAGCGACCCGTCAGCACCAGCCCGCGCCAGCGGTCACAGTCGTGGACCCAGTGCGTGTGTCGAGACGTCTCCTCGTCGAGCGGTGGGGTGGGGGTATAGTCAGGGGCGGCGTAGTAGTGCTTTTTCGTGAAGGATTTCTTTTTGGACATAATCAAAACTGTGACGGGGACTCCGTGGAGGACTGACATCGAACGCGCGTGGCGGGATCGCCTCCTAAGACCCGCACATCGGTCATGCCATGCGCTTCCATGTGTGCCGACGCCCGATTGACCGCAGCCACCAGCCCGTGATCCATGTGCGGTCGATCGACGCGATAGCGCGGCAGCGATGCCGGAACCGTGGGCAGCTCACGCAGACAGCGAATACACGTCCAATGGTCCGTCGTTTCTTTCCACGCCGGCGCATGCAGACGCCATTCCCATTGACGAAACACGCCGGGATGCCACCCGAGCGCACAGCACAGACGCGACCAGAGCCGTGACATCTTAGGCGCGACGGCGGCGCGACGTCTTGGTTGAGGACCGCTTGGTGGGACGCCCTGGCTTCCGCGAGGGGGTCGAGGACGTGGTGGACTTGGTGGACTTGATGGACTTGGTGGACTTGGCCGAGGTGGCACGGGCTGTCTTCTGCCGTGCGGTCGCAATTTCATTCGACACCCACGACGAAATGACCTGCTTATCGACCTTGACCATCGGGACCGAACGCGGTTTCGCGGTGTCTCGCAGTGTGTTCGAATCTGCCGAAGTGAGTCTGGGCACCGAAAGTAGCGTCGGTGGCACCGTCACCGTCACGTTCTTCGGCGTGGGCGTCGAGACCTGCAACGGCTGTGTCGTGTCGGGGGACCAAAAACTTCGACTCAAGAATTTGATGGCCCCGATGGTGGCCATGCCGGACACCATGCCCAGAATAAAATCAAGATTAAACTCACTCATTATCATACGCTCCTTGTTGATTAGTATACCACAGGTTATGGTTTGGGAAACAACGGTTGACGACTCGCGACCTGAATTTGGGTCAGGTCACACCATGTAGGGGCAATCGGCATTGCCTCATTGAGATCATTCTTCCCGGCCATATCATTCATGATGGACGAAGCGTGGTCCCCCCGAGGATGCGACAACCCCAAGACATGTCCGAGTTCGTGCATCGCCACTTTATAGTAGCCCAGACACGACGAGACGGTGTCGGAGTTATTGTTGATGAGCACGCCCACGCCAGCGGCATACCCGCGTGAATCTCGCGTGACCTCGGTAATCGCGCCGGCCGTGTTGTGGGGCAGAAACGTGTGGATCACGCTGATGTGCTGCACCAGTGACGCCGGCGCCTCCTCGGGATACGGCGCAAACCGAATGCCGAGCGGGGTCGTGTCCAAGTAGGTATTCCATGTCGCAAACGCCCGTGTCGTGCACGCCTGGGCGTCGCGGTCCCATCGACCGACATACCGATAGATGAGGGTGGTCTGTGGCGCGACACTGTGCGACGAGAGCGGAGGGGTCACACAGGGCGCGGGGGACTGTGCCGCGAGCATCGTGTCATCCAGTGGATCGAACGCCGGTGCCGGCGGATTCAGGGTGGAGTAGGCGAGGGCCGCGGTCAGCACGACGGTGATACTGGCGACGAGCGCCGCGTGTCGATGGGTCATGCCTCATATTTATTCGAGGGGCAATCGCAGTTGCACCGACTCAAACGGCAACGAGAGTTGTGTCGCGGGCGTCGGGGTGGGGGCCTCCACAAACAGGGCCGTGGGGCACACGACCGCGACGTGTGGCCACACGTCGCCCGACCATAGACGCGAGACCGTCACAGGTTTATGTTGCGCATAGGCCTGCCCACATCGACCACACAAGCGTCGATGGAGGGCGATGCGTAATTCTTCACGCGTTTCATACGGTGTCATATCAGTCCTCCACTTGCCATGCCCAATTGGTCACGATCCACTGGTCGAGGCAGTCTTCGAAACTATAGGCGAGGCGATACGTCTCTTCGCCATACCGGTCAATCATCCGTGCTTCCCAATACGGAAAGTATTCCGCACGAATCTCGTCCTCGGACTTGGTGATGACGCGATTACCACGAATCTTGACATGACCGCATGCATCGCGGTCGTCATTCTCCGCCCAGATAGGTTCATTATACGAAAAGTAACGCATCTTACGTCTTCCGCATCGCCCACATCTGCGCACAGACGGCACACGCTGCGCGGGGGGGACGTTTCACTTGATACTTCGGATGTGTCTTACAGGTCATCGCTGCGGCTCTCAGGTCTGGCAACATCGCGTTATTCCTCATAATCTCGCACGCCGATGCCGACGGGAAAAATCGGCACCCCATCATCACTCAAGGTCTGATACTTGACCGTGAGCATCTTGTTCATATACGACGCACGGTTCGTCCACTGTTCCCGACGCATCTCGTCCGTGCCTTTACAGCGACATCCAAACGTCTGCCCCTGCTTGGTCTTGCAAACGAATGTCGCCTGCCCGGCTGACTTACCAACCCCTTCTTCGGCACCGACAATCTCGAACTCGCCGTCCATGAAGGATTTCAACTTCAGCAGAGACACCGACCGATACTGAAACCGATAGCCGCTATTACCACTGCGTAGCATCAGCCCCTCATACCCCTGCTCCTCAAATTGCTGATGGTAGTCCAGCATCTCCTTCTCATTCGCAAGCCGATAGGTCGGCACTCGCTTGATGCTGCCGTGTTCGACCAGTCGTGAGGCTCGCTTCACGAACGGCACCGACTCACAGCGGTCATAGTTCCAAAACTGAATGTGCTGGGCGACACGCGCCGGATCACTTTTCTTTTCATTCTTGATGAGCGAACAGAGTTCCTGAAACGTCACTGCACCGTGCGAGTAGAGTTCGCCGTCGAGCATCTCGCCATCCTGCAACACCGCGAGGGCATCGGCTTTGAGATGGTTCAGCGTCGTAAACTGTTTGTTGCCGCGGGAATGAAACACAATATCATCTCCCACCCGTTCCATCAGGCACCGCACGCCGTTGAGTTTTGGTTGCACGAAGGCGGGCCACACGACATCATGACTGCGGTCATCATACTTCAACGCCAGCATCGGGAGTCGCGTCTGCTGCCGCTTCTGCGTCGCGGCACTCTTGGTGGGGCTGTAACCTTTATCCTGCTTCTTGGTCCAAAACGCCTCGGCTTCGGCCAAGGCTTGTGTCCACGGCGTCGTCGCATTCGCACGACCAATATTCTTGCCAGATGTGACCGTGCGACGAGTTTCCTGTTGTTTGCCGTGCTCCTGACCGTGCGTAATCACAATGTCGGCTGCCCGTGCCGTGTCAGCACTCTCGACACGAATGTTCCAGACCTTCACGGCACCGTGGGTGCTATGCCCATATAATGTGGGGTACGAATGAGTGGCAGTGTTCGAATGCATGATGTTATTATACACAACAAACGCTGCGCGTGCAATCTAAATAATTGTCTATGCGATGTCTCTGTGATTTGCCATATGGTACGTGCGGCAAAATTATACAAATTCCACCCTCGGAATTATTATTGCCCTGCCTGGGCGTGCGGCTATCTGCCACTATTCGAGTGTGTTCTATCTCTTCGTCGTGTGTGATTATTGCCGCCGGTCCGACGCGTGTCGGTCTTTCACCCGCGCTGGCCAAACAGATATTCGTCGAGGCTGTGCCCTAGATAACTGTATGGAAACACAAAACGCGGCCTCCACAGAACCCATCTACTCGACCGCGTATACGGATGATGTGCGGTATATTGCGATGGCGGTGACGAGCAGCTCGTTAGGACTGGGGGTCGGTAATCCGATGTGGTTGGTGATCGGTGCGGATAAACGCACCGGCGAAATTTCATGTGCTATTCGCTCCACCCTGCCCGATATCTTCATTCCGCGCTAACCGCGTGTGGTTTTTGCACTCCATGTGGCGAAACCCATATAGGCACCGACAATACTCGCCATCGAAAAGTAAAACCATGAAATCACATCTTGGAGCGTGTTGAGGCGGTCCATAGGCATCCACGGACCCACGACATAGACCGTGAGCGCAAGCATACTCCACATGGCCATGTAGGCTAGACGCCGGCGATGTTTCCAACGGGTTGGATGGTTTGGATCCTCATTGAGGGTCGTGGTCGCCGAGGAGTCGAGGGGTGGTGCGACTTCCTGATTCTCGTCGCCCTCGGCTGCTACGGGGCGTGGTTTTCGGGGCATGAGGTATCCTTTATTTTTGTTAGAATGTTGGAGTCCATGACAGACTACCGACCTCATACTCAAACCATTCCATCACCGTCGCCAGACCCGATTGAAACAATCGAATTAAAAACGCAATAAACTGTTTGACAAGCCCACCCATCCATGTAATAAATTCTGTCGCACCGGCCCACATATCGGATAGCAGACCTTCGTCGAGCGCAAGTTGCCCTAATTCGCGAGTGACATGCTCCGTCAATTCTTGATACACGGCATGCCATTCGGGGTGTAATTCTTCCGCTACTGACAGTCGAAACGCCCCGGCGCGTCGAGAACCTCGATCACGAATCGAATATTGAAACGCATTGAGATGTCCCTCGACATACGCCGTTGCGGGGGTAAATCCGACGCGACCCGTCTCATCCCATGTGAGCACATGCGTCGCGACAAATTCTGGGCGCACAAAACGATTGGCACCCGTGACAAATTCATGAAACAGTGTTTGCTTTGTGCTCGGTGAGTCCAGAAAGGTGTAGAGGGCCCCACGCACCGGCAACTCTACACCAAAGGCCGAGAGAAAATCTCGAAAGGCTTGTCGCTGTTGAGTGGTCGCGGCGCCTTTACTGCTATGCAGCGAAAGCACCTGACTCAACATGTTTTGAAACTCGGTTTTGTTTTTGCTATATTTGTCGCGAATCTTGTAGAACGTCTCGCGCGTCATGGTATGCTGAATCAACGGAATAATTTGCTGCCGAATCAGTCGAGTATAGTCGGGATTATGTTGAAATGCTGCGGCAAACACGGCTTGGGTTTCGTTCGCTTGTGCGGTCGCAATCTGGGCGGCTTTCGCATACTTCATGGAACATTGAGCCGCACCGACAAGAATATCGGCTTTGGGCTCTCCGCTTTTCACCCCATGCTCACGATAGACCGGCGTGAGGCTGGAGGCGCTGCTCTGACCACTGGCTTGACGCGCTTCGCCTGTAGCCCCTCGTTGACGGAGTGCGGCTGCAATTTTATGCGCTAACACTTCCGCCGACTTGGATTGATAATGCGAATACCCCGTCACCCCGTTCAGGGCCCGCACGAGGTCGCGCTCGAATTTGGTGGGGTCGATTTTGTATCCGGTCGTGGACGTAACTTCTGTCAATGAACGATTCGCCATATACCGTATTTAGGGAAATAAATACAAGTGAGGCGTATATGGCAAAATTAAACGAAGGTGATGTGATTGAGGGCATTTTTACCATTGGATTGTCCTTGTACATAGCATACGGAAAGATAGACAAGAATAAACTAAACAAGATTCGGACTACCATTGATCCTATGTTGTTCGCGAGTGGGAGAGTTCAACAGTTCGTCGCGAAAAACATTACCCGCCAATTACCCAAAAAACCCGCCGACATTTTTAACGTTGGATTTGAAATGCGACTCAAACCAGAATCGGTTTCTGGTGCATTCGGTAAGACTTATCAAGTGCTCTATGAATCCTCCAAAGATGTTGGAGACATAGACAACAAAATCAATCAGTTAGTGCGAAGTATAGAAAATACGCGATTCGGTAAACAAGCGCAATCTGCGATTGATCAATTTCTCAAAAACAACAAGTCAGAGCTTGTCGATTTTATTGTGGTCGCGGACGGTATCGCCGGAGAATCCAGTGGTGGGGAAATTAAAGGTGACGTTACGTTGGACGTATACGTCAGAACAAAAGCAACAAAGAAAAAAGTTCACCGAATGTCGATACCATTCTCGCTGAAATCCGGCTCAGTAACCGTAGCAAACTTATCACCGTATAACGGAATGCTTGCCATCGCCGCAGGATTGGGTATTAAATGGGACGCGAAAGAAAAATATGCGCGGTTAGCAAAACCGTTTAATGGGCCAAAAGAGCAAAAGGAAAAGTTCAGATTGATACAGCTCATGTATTCGGATTTACAAAAAGAAATCAAGTCAATTGCCGCCGGCGGCACATTCACGCGAAATGCGTTTTCGTTTTTACGGAAAAGTATTTTTGGGTCGGATTTGGCAAACGTGGTGGATATTCGCGGCGGTCAAATCAAAGAAATCACGGTAGAGTATTTCGATGCGTTGGCAAAAATTACTACGTTAGATATTGAGGCGAAGGGAAATAATCTCGTCTTCATCAACAAACAAACCAAAGTGCCAATTTTTCAGCTTAGAACAAAACTTCGCAAGGAAGCAAACGAGGCAAAATTCTATCTTGAGGTTGGCTCAGGTATCTACGCCCACTGATGTCTATTCGTGAAGACACAAACTTGATGCGACCGTGGACTCATAATGTGCAATTCGCTCCGTCGCCCGACGATGCATCTCCGAATCAATTTCCGTACTGATACACCGACGCTGTTCGAGTAGAGATGCGATGTATGTAGTACCCGACCCACCGAACGGATCGACCACGACATCATTCGGATTGGAATGAATGCGAATCAATTCCTGAAACAACGGCAACGACTTCTGTGTGGGATGAATGCGGTCGATTCCGCGCTGTCCCTGATAGATGGGATACGAGTAGATGCCGTTATGGTAGCGGCTATGAAAGGTGCTACTCCCACCCTTGACCGCACACAAGGCCGTTTCTCGCGCATTACTGAGATAGGTCGCGCTCGCATTCACGGGGACAGGATTGGTCTTGACCCATTCGATAAATCGAAGCTGTTTGAACTTCTGATTCGTCAGCAGCATCCCAAGCGATTCCAACTTCCAGAGGTCGAAGAAGATAATGCACGTGCCGCCTTTACGAAGCACTCGGGCGAATTCCTGCACGTAGTCGGCTAGATGCGCCATCGTGAACGTTGCATCCCATTCCCCATAATCCGTTTGAATGGCGTATTTGGTGCCATATTTCTTATCGGCAGTTCCGGCATCTTTCAGAGCTTGCATACCACTGTCGCGGGAAATAATATACGGCGGGTCTGTTAGCACGAGATCGACGGAATTGGCGGGTAGTTGCCGAAGACGAATGAGTCCGTCGGCACACACAAATTCACTGGTCAGCATCGTCATAGTGACTCAGTATACCACAGCGTCACTAGTCGTTCAACTTCATCTTAAATCCAAGTTTGTTGCCGGCAGTGTATCCCGCCCATCCGAATTCAAATTTGGCACTCTTGAACGAATTTTTCTTGAACTGTATTTTCTTCTTGGTCACGTCGCAGTTCACCTGAATAACGGCAATCATATTCGCCAGTCGAGTGAGTGATTGGGTCATCTTCTTATCCGCGTTCAATTCTTTCCACAAGTATTCACCCATCGGAGAAATAATGAATCGAATTTTATCTGGCCGTTCCCAGACCGTATCGGTCATCACCGTACCTAACTCTTTGTGATACGACGAAAGCAATCCCTTGAGTTGGGTGTTTGTATGTTTATTCGTGAAGTCCTGTATCGCTCGCATCGTCAATGCGGTCTTCTTGATGTTCATCGCCTTACATAACGTATCGAGACCTTTCGCATTGACGTATTTGGCTACTTCGAGGATGCCTTCTTTTGCATTATACTTTTCAATCAGTTGGAATACCTGATACGAGTATTCTTTCTGAATAACGTCCGACTTGACTCCAGATTCCGTTACTCCGTCGATAATGTTTTGAATCGTGACCTTGCCGCCGCCACCCGATTTGACGGACACGGCTTGGTCGCGATTGTTCTTCTCGACGTAGAAATCCAGCAACTGTTCGTTCGATTTAGAGGGAAAGAATATCTTGGACGCATTAGTCTCTTTGAGATACCAAATCGCCGCCAAAATTTCACCGAAGTCTTTTGATATAGTTGCTAAGTCGGAAGTGGAGTAATTCAGCTCTCGCTTTAAAGAAACGGTCGGGGTGGTCGTCTCTAGGGTTTGCTTCAACAGCATTTCAAAATCGTGTGCGATATTCGCATCGTATTGTGACTTGATATGCTTCAACGATTTTGACACGCATTCGTTGACGGTGAGCCGCGCACCGCCCAGACCGAACGTATCTGGTGTTAGTTCCTTCGTTCCAAACGTTTTACCTGAGGCGGAATCCGTGGCATTATTGACGTAGTATAACACCTCTCCCGTTTTATCGGTCAGCAGGTAATTTGGGAATGAGCCCGATATTTTGATTTTGCTCTCTTTGACAAGGACTCCGATTGTGCCAAAAAACTTGGTGAGATCGCCGTTATACGGAAACCGAATTTGTTGGGAGGCAGGAACAACACGACTCGACGACGTAATCTTCAACCTATTTTTGTTTGCTAAGGCGGTTACTTTGTCTTTGAGCTTTGTTGCCACACTTGTCCTCTATGAATATTTAGAACGATGTGGCTATTAGTTCTTTCTAAACACAAATATCGGCTCAAACTTCACTAACCGACCATCCACTTTACAGGTATTCTTCGCGGTGCCGGTTCCGTCTTCATTCACGCGATTCCCACCGGGCATATTGGACAGCAGCAATCGAATGGTTTCGTCTTGTACCAACCCGGCTGCCGTCGCATACTGAATGCTTCGCTGTTCCAGCGGGAGTAGTTTGTTCCCAAACTTCGCATCCGCAATATTCCAGAGGAGCACACCGCCGGGTTTCAACCACGCCGCCGCGGTTTCCAGTGTCGGTTTCAGGAAGCCCTCACACCAATCCTCGAACGCGGAGAACTTGCGGGCACTCTGCTCGTCATCCTGCGAATACAATTCCTTCGCAAAATACGGCGGCGACGTGAACACGACATCCACCTTGCCTTTGTATTCCTGAAACGCCGGCTGGTCTTTCATTACCTCAGACCCACACGGGAAAAACACCACCTTCGGGGGCGCATCCAAGGCACTCCGACTCGCATGATACGCCGCAATCTCGGTATACTTACTATGCACCGTCCCGTCCGCATCCGACCAGAGATGATCTGTGTTGGGATCACAACCGATATACGTCGGCTTTGTCCTCGACGTAATCGCACCGGCCAATCGACCCGCCCAGCCGCTGCTCGGATCCCAAATGACGGGATTCTTGATGCCCGTGGTATAGCGTTCATATAACGCACGAGCGGCGACTGCTGGCCAGTTCACGGCATACTGACACATGCTGATACGGAAACTGCGAAACCCGTGCGGGAAGATACGCATATCGGTTTCATAGAGACGCACCATGTAGTGTGATTTCTTGGTTTGTGTCGCATCCACAGCGGTGAACCAATGCGACGGAAACGCGCCACTCGCTTTCCATGCGACGGCTTCGTCTCGCGTCACCGTCCAGATGGAGCGGTCTTTGATGTTGGTGCTGTAGCCGTCATAGTCCTCATCGGCAATCGCGGGCGACAACCACACGCCGTGGGTCGCGGCGGTGGCACCACCAAACAAATCATTAGGCGCATTCGCAAGATGATCGCGGAGGGTCACCAGATATTCGTACGCGGTCGTCGGCACCACAGCGGTGCCAGGCACGGACTCGTGTGTATGAATCGCACGACTATACGCAAAGAAACTATCTCGACGGAAATGTCGCGTCGCATACGAGTTCCGATAGCGGGCCCACACCGCATCATCCGCAAACATATCGTAGATGCTCAACCCTTCCTTCTTATCAGAATAGGTGATTTTCGTAGCCATCATGGTCGGGAACCACTGCGAGATGACACTGTGGCTCGCGGGCGGGACGGAGAGGGCTTCGACGCCATCATCGCACACCACCCACGACTTTGAGGCGTCCATACCCACAAACCGATCCCACTGGTCGGCAATCTCCGCATCCGAGAGACCGATGCGCGGCGGCACATTCTCGGTATTCCATGCCGTCAATACCGCACGACGCACGCGCTCCAACCACGCAATCCAGTCAGCATCGTTCATACGCAACACCTCGTCAAAGGTGGCATTCACCGAGGGATTATTCAGCAACGCACGGTTGGTCGTGTAATGGCAGGACGTATAATGGTCAGGAATGGTCAGTGGTTTCACGGTCATAGTATATCACGCATAGTATATCACAACGGTGATGCCAAACGACGCAGAGCGAGGGCAAACAGCAAGCGGTCGTAGGGTGCTTTGTGAAGCGGGGCCATATTCAGAAAGATGAGCGAGACAATATCATCGATGATGGGCGACGGATAGCGTGATTCGAGAATGCGCAACATCTCTGTATGCGACTGACGCACCGCCACGTCGTAAACGACCTCACGGTCGTGCTCATCGTAGAAAAATGCGCGGCGCTTGATGAGGTCGTGATTGAGAATCAGCCCCGCTTTTAGTTTGGCGAGGTCATAATACTTGTCCCCGTGCCACAGTTGCCCTGCGAAGTCCTGTCGCCAATCTAACAAGCAGAGGTCTCCTGTCGGGGTCACGACAATATTGTCGAACTGCAAATCGCCGTGAATAAAGGCCGTGCGCTCAATAAGATTATCGTGACAGAGTCGCGACCAGTTCACCGTCTGTAATGCCTCTTCCAGTGTGCTGCGAATCTCGGTGCCATTGATACGCGAGGGATGATAGTCGGGATACTTCGCGCGAAACTGTGCCAGTCGTTCTTGCGTCTTGGTCCAATAGAACGCCGCGCATTCATCACTCGTCAAATACAAATTCTTCGGCACCTGATTCCACAATTGCGTTTCCAGCCACTCCAAGAACCCCGAAAACTGTGCGGGGGTGTATTGCTGATACAATGTGTGCCCGTCCACAAACGGATAGGTATAGAACGACCCGTTGTGTCCATCAATCGCCGGAAACTGTGGGCGGGCCTGGGCGCGCACGACGCGATGCTCGGTAATGTCACGATTCGCAAAAAACTTGATGACGCGTTTCTTCGGAAATGAGGGGCTGTTCGAGGGCAGCACATAGAGGAGTTCATTTTCTTTACTGTAGTCAAACGACTCACTACCAAACTGCTCTTGCACAAACGCGTCATAGAACACGTCCGACCCCAAGTCCCGCCAAAAGATTTCAACGGCGCCCATCGGGAGCGCGGCGAATCCACTGGAGAGTTCCGTGCCCTGAAGGTGGTGAAAGAACGTATCCGTGTCGGCAATATGGTAGACTCCACACGCAGCGACCTGTGTCGCGGTCGTGGGGTGCTTGTCATATATCGCGACAATTTTTTCCTGTTCGACTTGCACATTACAATAGAGCGATTGCAGTGATGGGTCCACACGTGCCACACCCAACACATTGCGTCCCGTAGGAATGCTGGACAAACATTCATAATACCCATCACACGTAATGAGGGTGAATTCATCCTCCCCAATCACCTCTTGACACTGACGCACCGAATACGCCGGGCCCGAGCCTGGACCCGCATAATTATCCACCCACACATAGTCAATCGCATGTCGAAGATGCGGGTGGGCCCATGTGAGATAGGTCTGCACATCGCTCCCTTTGTGCCCCAGCGCGACCACAAATCGCGTGGGGCCGACGGGATACTGGTCGATGATATGCGAGATGATGGCTTTGCCGTTGATGGGCAATAACGTTTTATTCGTCATCTCCGCATACTTCCCCATGCGGGTGCCGAGTCCGGCGGTGAGCAGGCAGATGGTGCGCATATTAGAGGGCGCGGACAACGCTGAATCCTTTTTCCTTTGTCACGCTAACCACATGCGGGAATTTGTCAATCAAAGCATCGGTCTTATGTGAGATGACAAAGGTATTCGTATCGGTTCCCAATGTGTGTAACAGCGCGAGAAAATCTTCGGTGCCCGCAAGGTCGAGTGAACTGTCGAAGATCTCATCGAAAATGAGCAAATTAGTATAAACCGAGTTCTTCATTCGAGCAATGGACCGCCATGTCAACACCAGTGCCAAATCGATGCGTCGCTTTTCGCCTTCCGAGAAGTTCTCATACGAGAAGACATCACGATGCCGACTCTTGAGCGTCTCTTCGAATTGCTCATTCAGCGTAAACAATACGGGAAAGTTGAGGGCCGACAAGTACGCATTGATGTTGCGATTGATAATCGGCAGATACTGCTGAATAATACGAGTGCGAATGCCGGTATCCTTCAACAAAGCATTCGCATGTTCCTGCACTTGCTTCTGATACACCAACGCGTTGACCGCGTCTTGTGCGGACTCCAAATCCCCAATGGCCGCAGGTGGGGGCGGAGGCGCATCAAAGGTGCGGTCTCGTTCGAGGGCGAGACGTGTAGTATCATTCGCAAGCGACTTGATACGCTCTTCAATCTGCTTGCGTTTGACTTCGACCGCTTGAAGTTGTGTCTGGGCCTGTCGTGCAACATCCAATCGCTTGGCGAGTTTGTTCGCAATCTGCTGGGCTTCCTGATAGTCCGTGTCGATCTTCGCGAGGGCCGCTTCGTTGCCCGCAAGTTTACTGGACTTGAAGTCCTCATCGATGGTCTGCGTACACATCGGGCACTGGTCGTGGTCTTTAAAGAACGTGTGACTATGCGACAGATGCTGACGTTCGGTCGCAAACCGAGCGACGAGCTTGGTCGCCTTGGTATGCTTCTCCTGCCACTCCGGCATCTTCTCCACCATCTCCCGCATCTTCGCTTCGTTCTCAATCGGCGCATTGCGTTCTTCGTGGAGTTGCTGGGCGGCGGTGTCGTTCTTCGTAATCTGCGATTCAATCAGTGTTCGCTTTTCCTGCTGCTGTTGTGCCCACTGCGCTTCGTAGTTCTTCACCAGTGCGAGTTGTGATTCGATGACTTGCACGGCATGTTGGGCCGTGCCAATATCGTTCTTCGTTTGGGTCAGACGATCTTTCACCAATGACTGCATCGAGGAAAACACTTCGATGTCGAGCACATCTTCCAGAATCTCGCGCCGGGCTTGTGGGGTCAGCCGCATAAAGGGCACATAGGATGAGGCCCCGAGAATAACGACTTGGCAAAATGCCTTGTAGTTACATTTGAGCACATAGCGTTCCAGATAATCCTGCATCTCACCAAGAGACGGAAACTCGGGAATCGGTGTGCCATTACAGACAATGTCGAACACATTCGGTTTGATTCCGCGGCGAACAAGATACTGATTATTCTGTGTGTCGAATTCAATCTCCACCACGAGGTTCTTTTCATTGACGCTATTGATGATGGTGGGCTTATTTATTGCTCGAAATGGTTTGCCATAGAGCGCGAAACATATCGCGTCCAAAACTGTTGTCTTACCCGCACCGTTGGTGCCGACAATGAGGGTATGCGAGTGCTTATCAAACTCGTACTTGTTCCACGCATTGCCGGTGGACAGAAAGTTTTTATATTGAATGTTTTTGAATCGTAACATAGTTAGTTTCTCGCCAATGTTTTGGCTTGGTCGGTCGCTTCCTGATACAATTTCGACATCAGCGTGGTCACATCTCGCTGGACATGGGTATTGGCCCACGGAAGAGACTCTACATACCGATTGATGAGTGTCAAGGTATCAAGGGCTTGATCATGCTCGACCGACTCGAAATCTTCCCCACTCCACGCGGTGTCATCGACAAACTGCAAGTCATGCGCCCCCAGTTTCAACGCCGCATCCGCAAACGTATCATACCACACCGGCTGCGTTTTTGACTTGACGACGACCTTCACAATCTTCTGCGTCACATTCGACTGCTTCATGCGGTCGAGAAGTTCCTGCACATAGGTGCCGGGTTGATTCGCATCGTCATAGGTAAACTTGTAGAACAGTCGATGCGTGTTCGGCACAAAGTCCAGTTGATGTGTCTGCGGTGTCCACCAATGAAAGCCGCGGTCATCATTCGCATCCGACCAAATGAACTCATGGGCCGCGCCGAGATAATGAATATTGTCGCGGGAGGACTTGTGATGGTAATGCCCCGACAACACTAAGGGGAACTGCTTGAATGCCTCGACGGACATCCCGTGAGAGTTTTGAATGCCGCTAAACATATCAAACCCACCGAACTCGAAATGCCCCATAACCACCGCACCATCAAACTCCGACACGGCCTTCATGGACGACTTCATGTTCTCATCGCACAACCACGGCACCAACAGCACCGGCACATCCTGTACATGTATCGTGGTCGCATCTTGATAGATCCGCACGTTGTCGTATTCACGAAACGCTTCGTGACTCGACAGTTGAAGGCTGTGCTTGAACGGGAGGTCATGATTGCCTAGCACCCAATGCACCGTAATACCTCGCGCACGAGCGGGTTCAAAGAACATATGCTTGGCAAACGAGAGCGTTTGGTAGTTGATATATTTACGGCGGTCGGTGACATCGCCGAGATGCAGGAGTTCTCGCACACCACCTTCCGCATCAATCGCGGGCCAGAAAATGTCCATATAGAACGCTTCCATGGCGGCATAGAGCACAGCGGAATCTCCGCGTGCCCCGAAGTGTGTGTCCGTTATGATTGGTATCCGACTCATTCCTCATCCTCATGGTCATCAAGTCGTTCCGGAACGCCGTCCAGACCGAGTTCCGCGACCGTATCATCTTCTAGTATATCAAATGATACGATGCTGTCGTCGTCGGCATCGTCATGGTGTCGTGCCACTCGTGCGCGATCCAGTTTCTCTTCGTAACTGCGAATAAAATCATGCACATTCTCATAGGACGCCCACGCCGGATCTCGAACGTCAAAGCTCTCTCCTTGATCCACGACATAATCTTCTTTCTGCTGGGCACGATGGAGGGCATATTTGTATTTGGTATATGAGTGTTTCTTTTCTCGCTCGATACGGCGAATAAACGCATAGTGAATGATTTGCGTAAAATAGGCAAACGGGTTCTGACTCTTTTTGGGGTCGAAGTTGTGCATATACAATATGCAATTTTCAATCGCATCGGAGATCATATCTTCACGAAAGGTATAGCTGGCAAAATTCGGCTTATTGGATAGTCGGTTCGCGATCATTAATAAGCACTCGCCAATATATTCGGGGATTTTTGGAGACTTCAGTTTGCGCGTCGATTTCTTTTGGGCTTTCTTATAAGTATCGTACGCCGTCTTATATTTCACCATCACCGCGAATAATTTTTTATTATCAACATAATGTTTTTCAGCCATTAATTGGGTTTTCCTTTGGGATTAAAATTGTGGAGCAAAAAATCAATATATGTTTTTCGAAGCTCGTCTGTGCTTGGGGCCTGTTTTTCGAGTTGAGGCGATACCAACTCCTCGGGGTATTGATAGAGTTGGTCGGCCCACTCCATATACGGATGCACATATTGATCGGCAATCGGAGCAATGGAGACGATGTGGTCGGGAAAAACAGGAAACATAGTGGCATCGGTCATTGGAATCCAACGGTCGAACCGCGTGCGAACTTTAGAATACAGCGTATTCGTTTTTCCTATGGTGGTCTCGGCCGCGGGTTCGATCCCTATTTCGGCCACGAGAAGACGCAGTGGTCGCTCCATAAACATGCGGGGGTCATCAGCATCATTCGTTCGTTGATATAATACGCAAATAATGTCGTCGCCGGTAATGAGGCGAACAATTACAGGAATGCCATTGAATACGGCGTCGAGGTCGGTATTATTGGGCGAGTGTTCCATGCGGGAGCGCCTCTAGTGAATGGGCATAGAGTTCCATCGGAAACTGTTCTTCCTGATAAAACTTCGCACGATGTGCCCAATGTTTATATGCGTAGTTTACATACGACTTCTGGTGTGCATCGTCCACGATATCATGCACATACACGATTTTTTTCGAGCTATGCAACCGCAGTCCTCTTCCAATGGACTGCAACACGCGATAGCGGCTTTTTGAGGGTGATGCAAATACAATATGATGCAGGCGCTTGACGTTCACTCCCGTCGAGAACGTGCCGTAGGATGCCACAAGAACGGCATTTTTGACGGAGCATGTAGAGACACTGGTAGGTCGCGCCATAATGTTGAATAGTATATCACACTATATTTAGTGGTATAAAAAAGGGGAGACCCGTGCAGGCCTCCCCTTTCGTGATTCGCGAAGAGCGAATATGTTACTCGGGCAACTTCGCGTCGTCTGATCCGTCGCCGCTGATGTTCTTGCTTGCAACAATAGTCTCATACGTGACGCGGTTACCCCACGCCTTCCGCAACACCCAACCCGCCGAGGTCACGCCGCTCTGTTCCGAGCGAAGCGCCGCGGTGGCCGTCGCACCACTACCACCGGCGCCACCGAACGTCACAGTGGGAGCTGATGTGTAGTTGGTGCCGTTCGCCGTCACCGTCACATTGTTGACCCCGAAGGACAGGGTCACGTCCAGTCCGGTACCCGCACCCGTGACCGCTGTGGTTTCGTTTCCTACGATCGTGGTCGGAAGCGTGGTGAAGGAGCCTGCGGTGTTGATGGTCAGCGTTAATACGGTGTTACTCGCCGCCGCATTGACCGTCGCGACATTGAACTTTGCGGCAACCGTCGCACCCGCTGCGCCCGTCGTGTTAATCTGAACCACATCGCCCGGTGCATAATTCGTGCCGCCGTCCGTGATGGTCGCACTGACCACCTTGGCCGTGGCCGTAGCGGTCGCACCCGCCGCGCTCTGTCCACCCCCCGCGAAGGACACGGTAGGACGCACAGTGAAGCCCGACCCTGCGGTCGAAACCGTCACACTCGCAACTTGTCCGATACCGGCATCCGACATTTCGGCGCGTGAGACGCCGAAGGTGCCGATGGTCGCACCCGTCACGTACGCATCCGCCGTGGTGTTGTTATACAGTGCCGCTTGGTTGACGCTATTCGATGTCTTATTGACCTGCGCCGTCGCCCAAATCGGGCTGTCGTTCGCACGGTCAACGGTTCCCCACATTCTTTGTGCCATGAGAAGGCTCCTTATGTCTAAAAGTTAGTCCTGTGGGGATACATTTCCCCGCACTGTTATTTAGGAATGCCACTTCCGCTACTATTAGCAGTAATCCAGCGGTCATCCACGTCATCCTCGACGGTAATTTCGTGTGCGGCTTTGGTGAACCCGTCTGTCAGCGGTATACGCTCGTCTGGCGTGCACCGAATCTCGACCGCACCGAAGGATAGGATGGTGTGTTCTGACGCTTCTAGGAGCGCCCTGACGCGTTCTCGCTGGTCGCCATCGACATCTCCTGATACGAAATACACGGGTCGATTAATGCCAAATTTTTCTCGAAGCGCATGATAAAGCGGCACTCCGTGCTTTTCCACATACTGATATAAAATGAGGACGTTTCCCGACAGTTGTGAGCAAAAATCGACTAACCACCGCATTCTCGATGGATGCTGTACCAAGTAGTCCATTTCTTCGGTATACTTTCGATGGTGTTCTTTGAGCATCCACTTATCGTGTTTGCCGTATTGTAGAAAGTGGCCTTGGATTTTGATGGGTGTAAGATGTCCCTGTGTCTGAAGGTCAGCGGTGCGGGCGACACGATGGGCGGGGCCGAACGCGGATTCCACCGTCAAACTATTGGCTTTCGCATCATCAAGCGTTCCGGTGCACCCAATACGGAACACGCAGTGAGGAACCGCGGCCATAATGGACTGTAAACTCTCCGCCTTGAACGTATGGGCTTCATCCCCAAAGACCGCCGTAAATCGATAGAACCACGATTCTGGCAACTTATGGATGGATTGCCACGTTGATACGACCACCGGCTTTGTCGTATGTTTATCAACCCCACCCGTAATCTTATGAATGTAATCGTCGGCGTCCGTCCATCCGTATGCAATAAAATCCGACACCATCTGTGAGACAAGCGAGATGGACGGCACGATTAGCAATACTGGACCCATCGACATCCGTTGACGGATGAGATAGTAGAGAATGAGGGATTTTCCGCTGGCGGTGGGTGACAGCAGCACGCCCCGCTGATGATGCAGCGCCCACGTAATGGCGTCTTTCTGGTAGTCCCGAATGTCGTGGGCGACTGGATATTTGGCGAGGAGGGCGTCCGTATCAAACGATGACCAGTCGGTGCGGTAGTCGGCGAGCTTGTTATGGACGCTATAGCCCTGCTTCCCCGCAAAGCGGAGCAATCGCGGAATGAGGCCGGTGGGGAGGGTGGATGTGGGCTTATGAAATAATCTGATGCGTCCATCCCAGTGCCGACGTTTGTACGCGATCATGAACTTGGCACTGGGCACTTCGAATGAGAAATGTTCGCCGATTTCCTTTGTGATACCTTCATCCGCAAAGACGTAGGTTCTCGAATGATTCAGCGGGGCGATAGTAATGTCAGCAGACATAGATGCTGGCCTCGGGGGCAACAATGCGTTTCATACGAGCACGGAGTTTGCGAGTGGCGGTGCGTTTGGCGATGGATTCGGGGGAGAGTTTCTTGCCATAGAACGGATTGTTCTCTCCCGACTTGGCCGCACGCAACTTCGCTCGGGTCTCGGCTGAGAAGGTCTTGCCAGTCTGGGCCGCACGCATCTTCGCTCGGGTTTCGGCTGAGTGGGTCTTGCCATAGTTCGGATGGTTCTCTCCCGACAGGGCCGCACGCAACTTCGCTCGGGTTTCGGCTGAGTGGGTCTTGCCATAGAACGGATTGTTCTCTCCCGACAGGGCCGCACGCATCTTCGCTCGGGTTTTGGCTGAGAGTTTCTTGCCAATATTCGCCGCGCTCAGTTTCGCTCGGGTTTCGGCTGAGTGGGTCTTGCCATAGTTCGGATTGTTCTCTCCCGACCGAGCCGCACTCATCTTCGCTCGTGTCTCTGCGGAGTGGGTCTTGCCAGTCAAGGCCGCACGCAACTTCGCTCGGGTCTCGGCCGAGAAGGTCTTGCCAGTCTTGGCCGCGCTCATCTTCGCGCGTGTATCTTCACTCGGCACCCATCCTCTCACGCCTCCCCCGCCCTCCGTCATATTGTAGCCGTGCTCCAATGTCTTCAGTTCCGATATCCAATAGGTTTCACGAGCATTCACATCCTCGATGGTCGTGTGCTCCAATATCTCGTAAGTAAACGCATCAGGGCCGTATTTACGGATGGCGTTATACAGGTATCGCGGGAACCCACGTCGAGCATCCTGGCAATGCTCGCGCCACCGCTTTTCCAGCCCATAACTGGTCTGTCCCACATATTGTTTTCCGTTGACGGTATTGGTGAGGAGATAAATAATAGCAGACATAACGGCCTCCACGAAGGTTGTTAGCGTTTAGGGCAAGTGTGAGTTTCAGCCTCATGCTTGCCCGCTCTACTATTATTTAGCATTTTCAGTCTACCCACTGATAGATGCTGTCTGCCCCCACCGTATCGAAAATATTCGGATGCTGCAACAAGGCACGCCGGTATGGCGTCCACGAAATGCCGCGACCCCATGACAACGTTTTCATTATCTCCGACTTGGTCATCGCACCGTTCGCACGAATGAGGTGCACCAACTGATGCACGGTCGCCGAATCCCGGCTCGGCAGTGTCGTGATCAGATTCGTAATATACGTACTCATTTCTGCGACGCGCTGCTCGGTCGAAAGATTTCTCGCCTGAGTAATCGCTTCTGTCGCCCGCGTGTTACGGTAGGTCTCATCATCCAAGTAGCGATGAAGCAGGACGTTTGCATCACTCCAGTGCGTGAATGTGTCCGCCGTCGGATGCAACTCCTTGTAGTAGTCGGCATCATAAAAAATCACCGGACACCCGTTCATCATGGCATCAGTAGCCGAGAGCGACCACCCCGCATAGGTTTGCTTGGGTGCGACGGCCACGCGACATTCTCGCAACCGTTGATAATACGTTGCTTTATCCGCCTTGTCCGTCACAATCCACGGCTCTGGTGCCGTATCGAGCAGCGGAATCCACACGGTAAAATCCTGACGCTGTGTGCGCAGGTCTCGCATCGCTTTGAGAAACGCGGGGAAGTCCTTGTAGGGGTCTGGACGGTGGTTATAGACGATGACCTTTGCGGTCTCGTGGGTGGGGGCGTCCACAATCAACTCAGACGGTACACCGAGGGCTTGAGCGACGAGCGTCTGGTCGAGCCGCGCACACACCGCAGCACTGAACGTGTCCGTCGCTTCGGCTATGACCAATCGTTTTTGTGCGTCGGTATTGAGATAGCAGCGATCCATGTGGAGAATGCCGCTGATGTTCTCCCGAAAACTCGCACCATCCCATGTCGCGGTCTGCGCCACATCGAACCAATGCGCATAGCCGAAAAACTTGGGGCGATGGTGCGTGAGATTCATCATGGTCGCATAGAGGGCGTGGGTGGCTTCGGGGAGATGCGACCAGACCAGATCGATATCTTCGTGATGTGAGAGCCGTTTCTTCGCCGCTTCGACATCAAAGTGGACGCGCATCGCGGGTGCGTGTGTAGGGAGCGGCCAGAGCACTTGTTTGGTATTTGGAAAATCCAGAGAGGCGACAGGTTCTGGCATCCAGATGGTGAAGAACAGGTCATCGCGGATACGATTCAGTTGTCCGATAACGGTAGACAAATACTGGACAAACGAATCTTTGGTAATGTCTTTCGCAAACGTAATATTCGGATAGACAAGGATACGGGTCATCTTCCGAGGCATACCAAGCGGTTTCACATCCAGATTATGCATCAGACGAGTATATCACATTCTATTGTCGCAAGTGGGGCTTGGATACGTTTTAGACGCGCACGGAGTTTTTGAGCCGCACTCAGTTTCGCTCGATGTTCGGCCGAGAAGGTTTTGCCCGCCTTGACCGCACTCATCTTCGCTCGGGTTTCGGCTGAGTGGGTCGTGCCCGCCTTGGCCGCACTCAGTTTCGCTCGATGTTCGGTCGAGAAGGTCTTGCCCGCCTTGGCCGCACTTATCTTCGCTCGGGTTTCGGCTGAGAGTTTCTTACCATACCACGGAGACTTCTCACCCATCTTGGCCGCACTCATCTTCGCTCGGGCTTCGGCTGAGTGGGTCTTGCCATACAACGGATGGTTCTCTCCCGAACGCACCGCACTCATTTTCGCCCGTGCCTCTTCACTCGCCACCCATCCTCTCACACCACCACCACCCTCCGTCATATTGTAGCCATGCTCCTGTGTCTTTAGTTCCGCGATCCAATAGGTTTCACGTTCATTCACATCCTCGATGGTCGTATGTTCGAGTATCTCGCGAGTAAAGGCATCGGCGCCGTATTTACGGATGGCTCTACAAAGATGACGAGTACCGCCATTATTGGCATCGTAACAATGATAATACCACCGCACATCCAGCCCACGGCTGGTCTGGCCGACGTATTGTTTTCCGTTGATGGTGTTGGTGAGGAGATAAATAATAGCAGACATAACGGCCTCCTTAGAAGGTTGTTAGCGTTTAGGGCAAGTGTGAGTTCCACCTCATGCTTGCCCGTTCTACTATTATTTAGTATTCCCTGCTGCTACAGTGACCCCTGCGAGAACTTGAGATACTCGATGTAATTTTTGAGGATAAAATTTCTGGCATTTATATTTTTCACAATGTCTTCGAGAAAATCCAGTTTTGTTTTTTGGTTTTCGAGTTTTCCCGACAACATGGACAACTCCGCATCTGCCGACAAGTACGACTCGACATCCTGCCGTAGAATGTGTAACTGCTGCGGGGCCCAGCCGCGCTCTTTAATTTCCTCATCCGACAGCCGACCCAACAACCAGTCGGTCTTGGCGCGTTTCAGGGCGTCGTACTCCTGTTTGACGAGAACCCAACGCTGCCGCTCCGACGTATATATTTGCCAATACTTGGAATGGAGCAGTGGAATGTTGCGCAGTTCGGCATCAGGTCGCGAAAAGTCGAGTTGGGCATCGGCGGCCCATGTGGTATGCAGTGCATCCAGAGTCATGGATGCTAGTATACCACACTACGCGCGCCGATATTCCACGACCGAATACCAATCATACTCAAACGTGGCGGTGCAACTCATCGTGCTCGAAATCGTATCGGTTTCTTTGGTCGAGAACGACAACGCACTCAGCCCTGTAATATAGAGATTGTTGAACACGACCCGCAACATCGGAATTTTGGCGGGGTTGATAATCGTGAGCGCGGCAGTCGTGCGAGCGGCCATATCCTGACGATATTGGGCTTTTTCTGGCCAGACATAATTGATCTGTTCGTCGATAAATTCGGCCACAATAACGCTGCGGTCATATCCACCCGTCGCTCCCAGTAACCACGCATAGAGTTCGCGCCAGGCTCGCAGTTCTTCGTCCATCATAAACGTGACCGTCAGCGGTTCATACACGAGTTTGTCTGCGAGGTGATGTATCATCATGCCGGGCCCATTGACGGTTGAGGGCCGTGCAGTCACACCGGGCAGACTTACTTCCTGCACCACAAATGTTGTCATGGGCAGTCGTGAAAACTGCATGACATGATTGGTCGGGTCAAGCGGAAAAATATTGAATGTGTCGGCGGGAAGTGAGAGATTGCTCATAGGTATATTTAGGTAGGGCGTTTGGTCGCACGGTAGCCTTTGGTGTGTCCGTGGGT